GTAAAAACTTGACGTTTAAACTCTGCTGTAGGATCTGGTGTACCCAAGGGATTACTACCGCCACTAAAATTTGCAGCATCAAGAAATCTTGCCATCGTTCTTATTCTGGTAAGCGTAGCACCTGTTAAATCATTACCAGCAGTTGTCTGATTAACAAGCAATAAAATAGCTGATATAGTTCCTAAAGCATTACTTACAACAAGTTTTGGTCTTGGAATTTGACCACGTTGATATGCAAACCCTGTAGCCTCTATTGGAAATCTTTGATAAGAATTTCCAGCCCAAACTATTTCACCGTTAGCATTTAAATTTGATCCAGAATGAAACCTATAAACAGTAGTCGCACCATGTAATGAGTTATCTAGCTGTAATGTAAAAAGTTCAATAATTGCAGAAGGATTTATTTTTTGAACTTCACTAAATACAGGATCAGTACTCATGGTTCAAATACCTCTCTAAAAGTTGCCTGTATTGTTGCTCTGTTTAAATATGGAATTGATTTAGACCATGCTTCACAAACAAACTTAGATGAACTAGCCTCTCCAGGTGGCGTAAAATCAAAACTGGCACTATCATTTGCTCTTGCGTCTAGAAAAGTTTCAATAGTATCTGCATCTGTCTCTGAAACATTAAAAGTAAAATTAAATATTTTTGGATTTTGATGTTGAGCTAATCCAAATAAAATTCTATGTTCATAACCATCAGCAAAACGAACTGTTCTAGTATTTGGTGCAGAGCTTTTTTGCTGTCCGTATGTTGGAGTGATTGAAGGAAAAGTAGCCATTATGCAAGTAAACCTCCAGGTCTTTTCTGTTGTAATAATTCAGATTGTACTGCAACTGATATAAGTCGACCAAGTTCTCTACTTTGTTGTTCATCACCTTGAACTGAAGAGCCAGAAGCATCTACATTTACCACTACATTTGTAGACCCTCCAAGAGCATGATTTGGTGTAATCATTCCAGAAGATCCAGGTGTAAACATTTCTGGACCACGTTCTCCAACTATATAACTCCTACCTTTATTTACTGGACCACCTTCTGCTCTGTTTTGAAAAAACTTACCAATATCTCCTGGTAATCCACCCAAAAATGAACTAACTCCAAATTGAATTAATGATCTTTGAATTTGACCAAAAACGCTACGAGCTACTTCACCTAATGTCATAGTCCCTTTAATTGCACCATCTATTGCATCAACAAGTCCTGTTTCTACAGATACAGCAATACTGTCATAGAGAAGTTTTGTTCTTTCTAGTGACTTATTTAAATCTTCATTATTAAGTTTATTATCTTTAACTGCATCATTTATTTCTTTTTGTCTTTCAATTATTTTGGCATTTAATTTATCTAAAGCCATAGCTCTATCCATAGCAGTAATAGCTCCAAAAAGTCCGCTTCCTGTAACACCTACGGAACCAGCTATAGCTTTTTCTTCATCTCTTCCAAGAGTAAAGCTTGTAAAACGATTTTTTTGTGCAACTAAATCTTTAAGAACTTTATCTTCAGATTGATCTGCTTGACGTAAAGTTACACTTCGATCAACTGTTTTACTAATAAATCTACCTATACCTGAATTGCTTATAAATTTTGCAAATGAACTTCTCATAAGAGTCATAATCTTTGCAAAATCATTACCTAAGTTTGTAAACTCGTCTCCAAATTTCGTAAGAGCATCAACTCCTTCTGCTCCAACTAAATTAATCATTCGTTCTCTTGCTAATGCAAATGCAGCTTCTTCTCCTTGAAGTTTTTGAATTGTTTGAAGATTTTTTTCAAACTGAGTTCCTGTTATCCCTAAAGCTTCTGATAATGCTCCAACATCTTTAGTATTTTCATTTAGAGCTGCTCCTAATGTTCCAACAGCGACTACAGTTGTTTGAGCTTGCTGAAGAAGTGCAGTAGCAACAAGACCTCCTGCAAAACCTCCCATCTTACCACCAACTAATGTTCCTCCAAAACCACCAGCAAAACCAGCAGCACCTCCAAGTAAACCTTGTCCAAACAATAATGGAAATGCACCAGAAATAGCACCACTTGAAAGAGCATTGCCAAAACTTCTATCGTTAAATCTTTGTCCACCAAATCTCCCTCCAGCACCTCCTCCTATTCTGTTTGCAAGGTCTATGTTTTGTTTCTGTGCTTTATTGTTTTGAAGTATTGAAGTTGTGTTAAGGTCTGTTTGACGAGTTAATTTTTCTGTAGCTGCTACTGCTGCTAGTTGTTTTTTTGAACCAATAGTTAAACTATTTGAATATTCTTGTAACGCATCTATCGCTGCAAACTGTTGATTTCTAGTTTTACCAAAAGCCTTTGTAGAAGTATTAACTGTTTTGACAAGTTCTTCCATATCTTGTCTATATTGTTTTATTGTTTTGCGAGCACCTTTTCCACCTTTACCCCCTATATTCCGAGGGTTCATTATGTCGACACCACGAATATTATCTATACTTTTTGTTATTTCTTTTACTTTTGCATTTAACCTATCAAGACCAGATTGACCTTTTACCCTTAAATTTATATTTACACCGTAATCGGCCACGATAAAACTAAAACTTTATTTTAGTGTACCGCTTTTAGCGTTTTCTCGCTTGCGATTTATCTTTTATATTTTGTATAGCTTTTTCTTCATACTCTTTTTTAAGCTCGTAATAAGCAATCCAACTAATAAATTCTTCTTGACTTAATTTATTAGTTAAATCTTTTACAGTTGTTTTTAATTCTGAAGCTAAAAAAAATATAAAAAACCAATCGTTTTTAGCTTTTTAAAGTTGCTTTCGCTTCCTCCAGCTTGTACTCACTACCAGAGTTAATCATAGCAAGTTGAATTTCTTGTAAGGTCCCTGCATTTACTTCTCTTCTTAAAGAAGCTTTATGTCCGTCTTGAAATAGTCGGTTTCCGTTTTTATCTAATGCTTTTGTAATCATTAAATTCAAAGCAAAATCTTCATTTGATCCACCTTCTCCAGACTTTGCAACGATTGATTCTCTTTCTGCAATGGTTAATGGATTCCAATATATCTCTAAAATTGTTTCATCTCCATCTTTTAATTCATACAAATATTTCTGGCTTACACCAAATTTGTTCTTAAGCAGTTCAATCGCTTCCATAAATTTATTAGATTGCTATTCTATTATACTAGGCGTTTGCTGAAAATTGACAAGATATTATTCCAATGAAATGACTTCTATCCTCTATTTCTAATGGAGTTGGGCCGTTTATATCTAATACTCTAGGTTTACAACTAAAAGTATCAACATAAGTTGCAGCATTTACTGAAGTTAATCCATCAATAACTGATTCACATATTTTAGATAGAGTTGCAGTACCTTTTGACTTTGGAACGTAAACATTGCATTGAATAACACCAGCATAATAACTTGAAGCTGCACCTTGATTCTGCTGTGTTGATTGATTGAAATCTATACTCATTAAAATATATTTTTTAATTTTTCCTGGAGTTGTAAAATGTACATTATCATAAACCATTGTTACAGTAGGATCAACGTCTGAAACCTTGTCTGTAACTGCTTTTTCAAATGCTGCTCTTGTGTTTACTAAAGTCATAATTACAAATCCTAATACTTAACAATAGTTTTTGGTTTAACAGATCCAAACCCTTTTGTAGTATATAGTTGTCCAAAACGTACTTTGTTTTTATTAGTCATTTTTTGTTTTATCTTTTTATCTAAACTACCTATATATCTTTGTAATTTGCCAGATTCTAAAACATATATTGAATAAACTGCTTTATTTCCAATATAAACAGGTTTTTTATAATTAAAAATTCTTTGTTCTTCTCCAATAGGAAATCGTGGTTCAATTTTAGGTTTTTTAGGTCTTGAAGATTTTCCTGTTGCAAAAAACTCTAACGAAGCTTCTCTTTTTATACTTGCCCAGGGTTCGTGATTTTCTACTCTATCTGTTGGAATAATAGGAGTTCCCTGAATTTTCCAACTAGAAGCAAAAAAACCTGTCCATACTGGCATCTTATCTTTTCTTGACAAGTCGGTATGAATTTCTTGCAATAATTCATTAAAATCTTCACTGATCTGTCTATCTAAATCTTTAGGTAAATCCTCTAATCTTTTAGTAACAGGCATTAGAAACGTACCAAAACAGTAAATAAATAAACTTGTCCGCCTTTTTTCGTATCAATATCTACTATCTGTGCAACTCTATTAGATCCACCAAAACTTAATGTAATTTCATCATCCATTTCCACTTGATTATTCCCAATAAGATCAGGTGTTATATATAACTTTGCTAATCTCATTTCCTGACCAGTTTCTTCTTCTGCTTTGACAAAAGATACTGGAACTTTTATATCTGAATACGTAGTATCTACTGTGACTTGTTCTCCAGTATCTAAGTTATAGCTACTTGTTCCTTTCTTTACATAAGTAATACTGTGGTCAAAAGAATCGCCAAGTTGAGAAACAACACTTTTAGCAACACTTTTAAATAAGCTATCTAATTGACCTGCCATTATCCTCTAACTACCCTCATTTGATAAGCACCTGCTCCACCCAGCATATATGCTCCAAGATAACTTTGTAGCCACGGGTAAACATCTAAAATATTATTTATAGAACCAGTTCCCTGACTTTCAGTATTATATTTAACTCGAAGATCACCAAGAGCAACCTCTTCAAAGTTTCCATCTTTACCAGTAGTACCTGTAATAGCACTGGTATCATTTGCCAAAGCTCTAGCTAATTCATATTGTGCATACTTAATATCATTTGGAATTGCAGTACAAGCTAGTTCAACATCATCAACTTTGTAATTATTTCTAGGAAACTTAAGTGCCTGTCCGTTATCACATCTATCTCCATAAAATACAAAGGTATCTATCCAACGGGTAGCTGCTATTAATGCTCTATTCTTTTGGTCGTCTGTTTTATTTGTCCAAGTACTTGAATCTGGTACAGTTTCAAAATATGTATTAGCTTCTGCCAATGTGACATAGCTATTTGCAGTAGCACTTGATAATGTTGCTGTTATAGTAGCTGCCACGATTAAT